AAAAAATACCCACCCCCCATAAGTCCCCGTCATTACTGGGATGTAGCGGTGCTAGTTTTTTTGTTTGTGTGTTTGTGTTTGTGTGTTGCTCTAAAGCGGTTTGTCTCCGCGAGCTGAGTTGCACCCGATATGGGCAGGCAATAATGGAGAGTTTAGGTCTCCAGGTATTAAGTGATCTACGCTTATTTGATTGCGGTCAGTGAAGAGTTGTTGGCAGAGATGGCAGCGGGTAGCGGTGGCCTTTATTTGTTCTCGCGCTAAACGATAACGCGGGTCGTTATACCTGCTCCACTTTTCTCTTTGATGTTGGGTGCAGTAACTTCCGCCTGATGTTAGTACTCCGCATTTGATGCAGGGTTTAGGGAATCTACCCAAACAGATCTTCTTCTTTATCGTCAAGGGTAAGATACGCGTGTTTTAGTCGGCCTTCAATGATGGGCAAATATTCAGGGGTTAGTTCGATACCGATAAAACTTTTGTTCTCTAGGATGGCTGCTTTACCGGTTGAACCTGACCCGCAGAAAGGGTCGAGAACAACACCGTTCTCAGGGGTAACTAATCTAATCAAATACTGCATCAACGCTGTTGGTTTCACTGTTGGATGAAAGTTTTGTTTGACTGCTTTTATTGAACCGTATTTGCCACCTGCACTGTCGGTTCTAAGATAACCGTTCTCATCTAGTTCAGCGTTAGTTCCGCCACCACCTATTGTTTGTATTTCAGGTAGTTCTTCTAAGCCTTCGTTGCGGTCACGCTTGTTTGCTTTAGCAACATAAAAGAACCTGCTCGCCCCACCAATATCGCCTAATCCTTTTTGACTCGCAAACCTATTGTTTTTTGATTGTTCACCAGGTTTAAAAGTGAATTGACTGAGCTGTTTTACCCCAACTTTACCTTTTACTAAACCTGATTGCTGATCTAGTAGTTCTGCTGTGTATTCGTCAAGGATAATGTTTGCAGGCCAACGCCCTTTTGAATTATCTGGTCTATCTACCTCTTTACGCCCTGCATCATCTACATCAGGTGCAGCTCCAGCGTTTAAGTTACTTGTTACTCTACCTTGTGGCGTTGCTGAAGCTCTGTCTTGTTCGCTTGCGAAATCTATTCTGCTTGCATCTATGTTGAGCGCACCTGTCCCATACTGTAAAACATTTTCTGCAACAGTCCCGATAACAGGTTTGCGAGCAACAACAATAGGTTCATGAGCGGGTTTGAGCGCTGTCCCCCAACCATCCCACGCCTTAGCATCATCCGTAGCAGGAGCAGTTATGTCTGGAATGACAGGCGATACCTGAAAAGAATGTCCTTGCATAGTTCCACCGCCATGCCTATTGCTTTTGCCTATTACTTGACGCTCAGCTCCTTGCATTTTGTCTATTGCTTTGCTGATGTTGTGTGATTTAGGAAAACCACTGCCATATAGCCATGCGATGTTGTCGCGTATTTCAAACCCTGCATCTTCAATAGCAACCGCCAACCTATGCCATGTGCGTGTTCCCCCGAAAGCCAATAAGTGTCCGCCAGGTTTAAGAACTCTTAGGCATTGCTGCCAAAGTTCGACACTGTAAGCGATACCTGAGTTATCCCAAGTCTTTCCCATGAACCCTAGTTCGTAGGGCGGGTCGCAAACTATTGAATCAACGCTGTTAGATTGCAGCTCAGGCAGGATGTCTAAATTGTTTCCCGCATAGATTACGGCTTGACCAATTATGAGTTTAGGTATCATTCAATTTCTTCTTTCAGCGGGTCGTAGATGGCTTGAAATCCTAGACTAACTTCAGTGTTCGACAAAGTAGAACTATCACGCTCAGCAGCCGTTGAAGGCTTGCTTGTATGCTTGTGAGACTTACGCCATAGCTTGACTAGCTCGATGGCTTCTCGGTCATCGGTTTCAAACTCTGCTCCACAAGAACAGGTTTCACGAATCATTTTTCGCCCAACCAGATCCAAGGAATCGTGTTGCACCCCAACCGTATTTTCTTTCCATTACAAGTTCACATAACCCGCATACAGGCGCTTTAGGTTCATCTTGTAGTTCGGCAACGACTTGGTCAGTTACACCGCAGTTAGGGCAGATAAAGAGATAAGCAGGCATTAGTTATATCTTCCAGACTGTACCTGTAAAGTCTATGCCCTGCTGAAGTTCAAAGCATACTAACCCTGGCTGGCTATCTTCGCCTGCTGTTGTTCTCCACCAGTTACTTCCATTGTCTAGGGTTGCTGCTTGAACCCAGAAGCGGGAAGTTCCCCTAGGGGTTGAACCTAACTCAAGAACTCTTAGATGATGGAAGTGGCCTGATACGCCTATTGTTGCAGCGTGAACCGGTTGCTTACCGAAGGCTTGCTGTCTCCACCAGGTTGGCACTTGGTCAGGTCTAGGCGATTGATGTCCATGCCATAAGCCTAGAATGTGAAAGCCATCGCCAAAGATGTCATGAGCTAGAGATTCATCATGTTGGGCAGGTTCAAAGAACTTTATAGGCAGGCCGACTTCATGAGATAAGCGGGCTAGAGTGCGGGCAATATGAATACCCCAGTCATCAGTTGCTTTACCTACACGCTGTTTGTTTACCCTGAATTGACAGTGATTGCTTCCAACGCTGAGATAAGTTATTGGGGCATGCTTGCTGAGTTGCTTCAAAGTCTCCCAGGCTAATGATGTTGCCAAGTCAACCTGTTGCATAAGAGATAAGTCATTAGATTGAAGCTGATGCAAGTCGGCAGCATTACCAAAGTTCTCAATAGTGTCCCCAACATCGCAGAAAACAATTTGCTCAGGGCGAACTTCTTTAACTTTCTCGATAAGTTTTACTTGTGTCTGGGCTACTCGGTGTATTAGCGCATCCACTCCGCCCCTATGGTCTACCTTGCCAACTTGCAGATCACTCCACAAGATAACAAGGGCTTTACCTGTTGCAATAGTTTTGGGTTGAACAGGTTTAGTTTTCTTAGCTAGAGAATAAAGCAAGGGTAGATTGATTGTCGCGTTACGCTTGACCCAGCGAATCCTGACTGAAGTCATCCACATTGGTTCAAGGGGAAAAGGTCTAGCAACTTGCCATCGGCTAATTCTCGGCTCGCCTATAATCTCAATCTCTTCAGGGTTTATGCCGGCTTCTCTCAAGAACCCTTCAATGTCTGTCGGGTTATCCCCTTCAACCGCAGGCAATACAGCTTCTCCCCCTGCACCATCAAATTGAACTGATGGACTCCACCCTTCAGGGTAAACAATTTTAGGGGCTGGCTGGCTTAGTCCTTCCAACATGAGCAACGCTTCTCTCTATGATGCTTTATTGCTGCATCACTGACTTTAGTTCCCCGCTTGTAAAGTTCATTAGATAGCGTTTTGTAAGGCCATTCAGGGTTCATAACAGCAGTCTCAAGAATCAGCGCATCTTTATCGGTCAGCTCTGACTTGAGTGTTCTTATTCGGCAAGGGGTATTTCTTTTAGGTAGTTGCAGATCTTCAAGCATTTCTCAACTCTATCTGCCCTTGTTCTTGTTTGTGTGAGCTTATAACTGACCTAGCAACAGTTTCAGCAACAGCCTGAATAGGTTGACCGGTAGCAGCAGCAACAAGAAGCAAGTCTGCAAGCTTGTTTTTGAAACTATCGTCAGCGCATAGGCCTGAACAGTTTTCAGTTCTCAGCAAAATTATGGCTTCGTCAAGTTCTCTACTTAGCATTATTTAGAGCCTTGACCTTCCTGATACAGGCTTGAATGTATTTAGCTTTTAGTCTGGCATTGACCGCCAAAACAGGAACATCAAGATCCTTATGAACAGCCTTCAATTCTTCATGCAAAACAGCTAAAGCCATGTTTACCCCATAAACTCGCCCTTTGGCGTGGCCTATAAAGTATTGCTGTCGCATAGCTTTTGGGAATAGTTTTCTCAGTATCCGGTTAGTCTTCATCATCGTAAATCCCATCGTTATTTGCTGCTTCAAGAAAAACTGCCATCACAATACTTGCAACAACAGGTAAAACAACTGCCAGCAGAATAACCGCCAAAACAGTAAGCCAAATATTCATTATGGAATGTCCATCGCATCGGTCAGCTTCTCTAAGATTAGATCTAGGACAGCCTGCATTTGAGCGTTAGTTATTACCCCTGAGCGTTCAAGTTCAATCAGGGCATCGCTTGTTCTAGTGTGTTCATCTCTTTGCCCATGAGCCTGACCTGCTTTGTAGTCTCGGCTAAAGATGTTGACTGAGTTCACCCTGGCACACTTACAGCCATCNTGACAGTTATTGCAGGTCATTCGGTACGCCCTTGCTTTAGGCCTTCAGCAAACTTGTTNAGGTGAATAAGCAAAGTATCAATTGAATCTNTTGCACCTANATCGTAAGCATCTTTAGGGATGGCAGGGAGTTGCAGTTTCTTGTAGCTCTCAACGATACTAATNACCGCTTCAACAGCGTTATCTCTTGAGCTTTGAATTGCTGATGTGATTGCATCGGCAGTATTGCTGACTAGTTGCTCTTTTGTTTCAGGGTTACTCATTGTTTGTCCTTTCGCAGACAGTTGTTTTATTGTTTTCAAAATCATCAAGGGTATGCAACTCAGGGCAGGCAGAAGAACTAAGTCTTAGAGTCAATAGGCCTAGCATTACTAAGGCGATTGCGATAAGCAGCATAAACATCCTGTTATTCATCGCTGATCTCTTTTAGGTAAAGAACTTCAAGAGTGTTGCAGTTCACGAAAACAAGCTTGCCGGTTGCCCCGCAGTTGCGGATAACATTCTGCTCTTTCAGCAGTTCGATTAGCCTGGTACGCTCTCGCTCTTCGCCTTGTTTGCGATAGAACTCGCGTACATTCTCAGCACTATTTGTCGGCACGATATTTGTCCTTCCAATACTCGGCTTCTTCAGCCATCAGCTCACTAAGTCTTTTATGCCCATGTCTCTCAACAAAAGTTGCAGAGTATTCTTTATCAACCTTGCCTAAAGCACCCGCCAGCCAGTAACTTAATGCGCCTAAAAGTTGCAGCTTGAGTTTGAGATAGATACTGTTTCTGCCTTTAGATCTACGCCCCATGTTTAGCCCCTAAGCACTTCAGGAATACCTAGAGTGTTAGTCCAGATTATGAACTGAGTGAAACCCCAGAGAGCAAAGAACAGAATTATTGAATTAGTTATATGCCTTCTCATTGCACTAAGTCCAAGCCTTGAAGTACTTGGTGCACTGCACGATTGCGTTCAAGAAAAACTGACTGCCCGTATGCGGTTACAGCATCATCCCAAACATCAAACAGGTGTGCGTGATTCACGAAATCTTTACCGCAGGCAACCCAAGCCTTATAAGCGTCGACTGCATCAAGAAATAACTCTTCAGGGCTTCGCATTATGCACCAGCCTTAGCTTCAGCGTAATCCCCAACAGCCTGCTCTAGGTTATCAATCTGATCAATGTTCAATTCGTAATAACCTGCGATTGCATACATGTTTGATTCATCAACTAATGTCAAACCATCCATAGCGTTACAGCAGACAGTTTTTACGCCTGTTGTTGAGCAGTAGCAGCAGAAAGCCAGCTCAGTATCAACTTCATTGACTAACTCCCAGAAGAAGAACTGCCCTAAATCTAGGTTAGGGTCTGCTTCGACTGCCTTGTTTAGTTTGTCCCAAAGTCCTTGAGACTGAACAACTGTTTCCTTAACTGCAATCATTATGCACCCATAATCTTTGCGTAGTCGCTCTTTACAACTGACTTAGCGATTCTGATAATCTTTGCGAAAGAATCTCTAGACCAGTCAATTAGTGCGTTGTCATCTAGGAAGTTCTGAATCTTCAATGCTTCTTCTAGAGTGATGTTTAGTTTTTCAGCGATAAATCTTGTATCTGCGTTCATTTCTTGTCCTTTGTTTGTCCGTATCAACCTTTTGGCTGATAACTCAAGTATAGGCTCAAATAGTTGCTCAAGGGAAGCATTTAGGACAAGTTTTTAGATTACAGTTTGGTAAACAATTTAAGGGTAATTAGAGATAGTAACTGCGACCCCAGGCTCACCAGTAGCGTACTTCTTAGACACTTCAAGCCTTACAACCTGACTATCATCCCCCCAAACCCCTTTACAAGCATCCAGTAATGACCTACACAATTTATCCACATCAGGGGGAACAGTAGGCATTGCTCTAGTTACAGACTTCTTACGAGTCAAATAAAAGACTGCTTCAACCTTTACTGCGCCTTCAAACTTGCTTAGATCACCAGAATCCTGCATGGCTTGAGCAACAGCATCAGCAACAGCTTTACGCCAAACCGGTAAACCAGGAGAAGCTTCAATAATCAGCGGAATGTTAGCTCCAGCCTTTGTCCTACGCGTACCTACATACTTCTTAGAGCCTTGCGGTCTCGGCTCAAACCCAAAAACAGTAAAACTAAAACTATCTCTTGCCATAATAATTCACCAAAATAACCGCATACAGGAAAACCCCTATGACTGCATTTAGCAGCGATAAGGGTTGAACTGTAAACAGACTGTTTGTTAGTAATAGGCTACCCAAGAAGAAACCTATAACCCAAGGTTGCATTTAGAAGGGTAGATCAGCAGAAACAGCAGGCTTAGCTTCAGCAACAACAGCGTTGTTCACATCAAGTTTCACCTTGCGACCTGGCTTGCCAGTCTTATCTTCAAAATCTTCAATCTTCGCTGACAGTTGACCTGTAACAGTAACTTCAGTATCAACAGCCAGATTGTGTGAGACAGCAAACCAAACTGTCCAAGTGCGAGTGTAATCTTCACCGGTAGCAGACTTATAGGACTCAACTAGAGACAGCCCTTGATTGCTTGCACCGAATACTTTATTTACTTTTCCTGTTACCTTGACCTGAGCCATAAGTTTCTTCTTTCTATGAATGTTTTGTTTGTTGTTTTTAGAAGTTTAGTTGTTAGGTACGACATGCTTCGGGTTCACACAATCAGAATGATTACAGCTTCTCTCTCCAGGGAGATAGAGTTTGCCATTCTCATCAATAGGCCGAAGTTTCGCATCCAAATCCCCTAAGTGTGGAGTACAGCGCAGATTGCCGTATTGAATAGTTTTCTGCGGTTTAGCTCGGCAGGAAATACAGAGCAGGTCTTTTCTCCCGCGTTTGTCGGCTGCAACAGCCCAAACAAAGCCACACCTGCGACAAGCAACCTGATTCTCTTCCACGCTTCCTAGTGTAATTCTTTTACTCTTGAATAAGCTCCATCAAACACCTGGTCAAAAGCACCGGTTGCCCCATGCCTATTCTTCACCACATCAAAAGTAATCAGGCTCTTCATACCCAGTTGAACATCGTTATATCGCATGTTTTTCTCTAAATCTGCATCTCTGCCCTTATCAACATCAGACTGCTTACGCGAGAGCATAACGATAACATCAGCATCCTGCTCAATCTGGCCTGAATCCCTTAGATCACTAGCGTTAGGTTTATCATCAGGTTTGTTATCTACCCTGCGATTGAGCTGAGCAAGCGCAACAATGGGTATGCCTAGTTCTTTTGCTAAGTTCTTCAGGTCAATGGAAATCTGCGAAATCTGCTCATACTTAGGCGCACGCGGGTTAGCAGCAGTAACAAGCTGAAGATAGTCAACCACGATTAGTTTCACAGGTTGCTTCTGCATAACCGCCAAAGCAT